ATCCTCATTCATCTCTACTGGCTCTTCAATAGCTTCTTTAAGTTCTAACCCAGTTTGATCAGTAATAAGCTCTCTAATCTCTTCTCTATCAAGGTTAGCTAATATAATATCACTTGTTAAATCAATAACATCAATAGGTTTAAGTGGTATAATATCAATATCTGTTCTTTGTATCTCGTAAAATGCTAACTTTTTAATAGTTCTAAGTAAGGTATTTTGTCTTTCAGCTATATAAGTATTAGTAAATATCTCATAAGCTAAGTCAAGCTCGTTTCTTGCTCCTAATTGTCCTTCTTCTTTAACTCCAAACAATATAGGATTAGTAACTCTATGCCCAATAAAGATAGACTCCTTAACCCTTTTAGACATCTCTATGTATCTTTCGTGTAAATCATTACCATTAAGGCTCGTAATCTCACTACTATTGTCTTTAGCTGGGCTAAATAAGTGAACTATTTTAGTTCCAGTAGCTTTGCCAAACTTTTCTTGAAATGCTTTCTCGAAAGTTTCTGCTTCTTCTTTAGTTTCTGGCACTCCATTGTTGTGCTGTATTAACGTACCACCTACAAATCCATTTTCTACCTCATTTAACCAGTAATCGCCAATTTGTACGTCTGTTTTTATCTCTGCAAGTGATCCGACATAAACTGGTAAAGGATAGTATTTAAGGTTAGGTCTATAATCAACGTGGTAAATAACCCCTCTTTTTTGTTCTAAATCTCTCGGATTATATCTTTCTAAGTGTTGAATATGGGGTTTAGAATTTTTTAAACCTTTATCAGTAATCCAATCGTCTGCATATTGTATGCTTCCATCTAATCCTACTCTAATATTTGCAAAATCTATGTGGTGGTATTGGTTTCCTACCTTAGTTCTAATTACTTCAATAGCATAGCCATTAAATATCTCGTAATCTAATGACAAACTCTTCATTAAAGAAGTCCAGTCTTGATCTATATTAGCTTGGCTTAACCATTTTTTAGTCTCTAAATCTTCGCCCTCTAATCCATTTCCTACCGTATAGCCTACCTTGCCATTAATAATAGCATTGTGTGTACTACTATCGTTGTACAAATCTATAAGCTCGTAAGGGTACATATTATCTACCCCAAACCAAACTATATTCTTATTCTTTTTTTCTAAAAACTTAGGTACTTCTTGCGAAGCAAACTCAGTTACTATTGGAAACTTATTCATAAATATAAGTGCTTTGTTCGTCTGTGTACGAATATACTGTTTCTTGTGGTTGTTTTAACCTTAATATGCCTCTGTGTATCTCAATTCCCTCTGTTCCTCCCAATGTAGTGGCATTTACTATCTTATAGGGATAATCTCCGTTATTTGGTAGCTCTATTGTAGCGTTAGCAAGGTCTTGTGTCCCCTCTATTAGCGTAAACTTTACATACCTATTATTTACTCCTATTGGAGCTGCAAGAGTAGCGTTTACTTCGTACTCAGCACTTTGGATAGACATAGTATAATAAGTGTTCTCAACTTCGTTAGAGATGTTGCAATAAACGTAATTAGTAGTATCTTTTTCTATTATGTCCATTTTTGTATTAAAAAAAACCCACCACCGCTAAGTAGTGGGCTTGTTGTTTCTATTTAGAGTTAGATTCTCTTATGATGTTGGGATAGTAGCAGTTACTATCGGCATTGGGTCTGATTCTTGAGCTTGGAAAGAAAGGCTATAACCATTTCTATCTCCTAAAGCTGTACCAGTACTATTATCACCACTAACTAATCTTACTCCGTTAGTAGCTCCCATTAGCCAGTATGTACCATTATTATCAAGGACAATAATAGACATCTTGGCTCTTGCTATCATTTTAACCTCATTACGCTTAGCTTTCTCCATTTTATTGAGAATATAAGTCGCAGTTTGATCAAAGAAACTTGTTCCGTTCGCATCGTTTACGGTTGGATTGTCATTCATTACTGAAGATGCCCCTTGAGCTGAAGTACACTCGAACTTGTGATAATCAAGTCCAGTTCCTACAAGTCCAGTTACCTCTCCACTTCCATCAGTATTAGCAGCAAAATCTGTCGGCATATTTGCTATCCAGAACTCAGCTACTCCACCGATTGAGTCATTGCACCCTACCGAAAAACCAGTTGTTAAATTACACGCCATAATCTTTTTTTTATTTTAAAGGGTTATGCTAATGTAAATTCAACTATCTCGTCTGGGTATGCTACTTGTAATCCTCTTTTAAATTTAACTCGGTAATATACCTTATCGTCTTTCTTATCATACCACATATCAAATTCCTCTTCATCATTTTGTAAATCAAAACCTAAGAAGAAGTTTTCTTGAGTACCTAAGAACATTCTATTAGTTCCGTCTAATCCAGCTACACCTACTAATGTAACGTTCTTGCCTGGTATTGAAACTGTATAGTTTGCCCAGTCAGTAGCGTTAACGTGATATAGGTTTTTAGCGTTTAAAGTATCAACGTATTTGTCAAAAGTATCTTGACCTACGAATAACACTTGGTTAGCAGCAGACTTAACTTTTGCTGGTCTTGCATTAGCCATATCGCTAACTAAAGTATCTATGTTACCAGAAGCTCCAGAAGTGATAGCAGTAGCAGAAGAAGTATTACCAGCAACAACTCCAGTTGCAGCGTCAATAATCTTAATAAGACCGTCATATCTTTTGATATAAACATTAGCAGAAGCAGTATCTCCTTGCCAGTCAGCAGTCTCATTATGCTCCATAATTGTTTTAATTACAGAATCAGCAACTTCAGTCTCAAAAGCCATATCCTCAGTCTCACCATTTCCAGCTCTAAGCAAGATTTGAGTGTACTTTGGGATAAGGTCTTTCATACAAAAACCAGAGAAGTAAGTAATTTGACCTACTGTTAAGTTTCTGTCACTAAAAGTAACATCACCAGAAGCACTAACTGCACAAGATGAACCATCTTGAGGGAAAGCACTAACTGCTAATAAATGCAAAGCGTCAGTTTTCTTTACTCCAGATTGCAGCGTGAAGTAGTCGCTGGACGTTTTCTCAAAATATAATCTTGAGATTAAGTCTGTCGATTGTTCGTTAACGTAATTCGTTAAACTTGATACATCAAAACTCATAATATATTATTCTATTTATTTATTTGCTCTTAAAATAGCACCCATTTGAGCAGCTCTTTCAGCTCTACTAAGTGCTTTAAATTCCTTTGGCTTAGAAGCAGTTGATGGCTCAGATTTAGCTATCTCTTCTAATTCCTCTCCTACTTTGTTGAGTGTAGCAGAAAACTCATTTTTTAACTCTTCTTTTGAATCCTTAACTTTAGCTAATTCAGCTTTCAAAGTTTCATTCTCAGATTTTACAAGTTCTAAAGAAGCAGTAAAAGCCTCAGCATATTTAGCCACAGCTTTCTCGATTAACTCATTTACCATTTCAGTAGTAAACTCATTGTCGTACATTTCCTCTTCTTCTTCTTTTTTCTTTTCTTGATCAGCAGCAGCCTCGATATTTACAACAAGTCCACCAGCAGTTTCAATTAAAGTTCCGTCTGATAATTCGTGAATTCCGTCTGGTGCAGCAACTTCACCCTCTGGCATAACTACTACTAAAGCAGTTCCATCAGCTAATTCGCCTTCCCATTTTACAATAGTTCCATCAACTAAAGTAGCTTCTGCGAAGTTATCCTCCGTAGTTTCTTCTACCTCAGTCTCTGCGAACACAGATTTTAGCGTAGATATTACGCTCTCTAAGTTTAATTTATTCATTTGTTTAAATTTATACGGTTCTAAATCAAATACACCCTCAACGCTAAAGCCTTTTAATATACCCTCCTCTTTAACCTTTGCCCAAGCCTCGTCATTCTCTACTTTAGCAGCGATAAACCAAGTTCCGTCAGCTACATTCTCAAAACCAGAGGGGGCTGAAATGCCTAACTCTGCATCAGTTATAAAGGATTGATAGATATATACTCCATCAAGTATCTTAAAAGCGTTATGCTCTTCGTTAAATACATTATGCTTATTCTCTTTGAATAGCTTTTGTACAAGTGCTTTGATAGTTTCTTTTTTGAAAATAGCGTAATATTCTCCTCTTTCGTCTCTACGATATATAGGTAGGTCTGGAATCATTGCAGCACCCATAACAATACGCTTATCTTCATTTATTACCTCAAATTTATGTGGAGCAAATGCTTGGTAGTTTAATCCTATTGCTGGTGTATCTACTAAAGCTATCGCTTGAAGCCCTTCGACTTCATCAGTTAACTTAAATTCTATAAAAGGTAAGTCCATCTACTTATATATACCTAAACTTGTAAAAAGAGGAAATCTATTGAACTACGGTTGCTCTGCTGTAAACTCCGTCCACATTACGAGATACGTTGCGTATATCTGTTTCAGTAACTATTACCTTCGTTGTTTCTGCTCCAGTATCAATGGTGGGAGTTAAAAATCCTCTTGGCTGAGTTCCAATATCTCCACCTCCAAGCATACCACCTCCAACACCACCGCCTCCACCGCCATTAGTAGTATTTACACTCT